CGGTTATATAGCGTCTCGGGTCGGCGGTACAATGCCCATCTTGCTGATTCCAGTTCGAGACTGGAAGGGGCAACTGCCGAAGCACGTCATCGAACATCATGTTCGCAGGATACTCGGTCGCAAGAGGACCAAAGATCTGGTGCGTGACGATTGGGACGCCATCGGTATCGGGTTGTACATGATCTTGGGCAAGGACTGGATCAATGGAGGGAGGGTATGATTTCGGAATTTCCGGACGGAGAAGACGCGGAGTACATCCGTTCAACTTACGATCTGAGAGGGATAGTTATCATATCTTTCAAAGAAACCATGACATCTATCACCTGCGTCGGCGCGACCGATGACGATCAATTGGGAGCAGAGTATATGTCGAAGCTGATCAGCCTTCAGATGGAACCGGGAGGCTCGCTCTCGGTTGAAAGTCTACAGAGTTTCGTCAGGAGCCACAAGTGAAACCCAAGCTCACCGACTTCTATGATCCTTTCAGAGACGGCATCACACATTCGGTCCTTGCTAATTGGATGACATGTCGAGAGAAATCCCGACTCGGTTTACGAGGATGGTCCTCCCGCTTCACTTCTTTTCCATTGATCTTCGGAATGGTCGTCCATAGGGTTCTTGAAATGGCATACACGGACATCCAGGAGTCCAAGAATCGTCAGGTTCCCGACCGTATCGCCATTAAGAAATATCTAGACAAGATCGAGCGTACTTGGGTAGATGAGAATCCGACGGCCGACGACCGCAGTGCGAATGATTTTGAACTGTGCCTTCTCTTCTCAGAAGCTGTTATGCCGATCTACTTCGATTTCTGGGAGAAGGACCTGAAGCTAGACTGGGTCTCGTTGGAATCTGAATTCAACCTACCATGGAAACTTCGGGATAAAACAGAGGTCGTTCTGCGAGGCAAGCGCGATGGAGTTTTCAAGCGATCCGGGCAGAAAGGTCTCTGGTTGATGGAGCACAAAACGAAGTCCCGCATCAACGAAGGATCTCTGATCGATCAAATAGGATTTGAGCAGCAGGTAATGATCTACCTCACCTCGCTCGCCATGGAGTCGAAGGATAAGATCTCTGGGGTGCTTTACAATATCATTCGCCGTCCGCAGTTGCGCCAGAAGCAGGGTGAGCAAATTTCTGCCTTTGCAAAGCGATGCGCGGAAGACGTTGACACTCGTCGCGACTTCTATTTTCTCCGTCTTGAAGTCTCGACGGATCCGAAGGAACTCTTTAAGTTTCGGATGCAACTCGGTGATATTCTTTGGGACTTCGTTCAATGGTGGCGGGGCAAAACGGCGCACTACCGCAACACTGGTGCGTGCGAGTCGAAGTCCGGCACCTGCGATTTCCTTCCGATCTGTGCCAACAACAACTACACTCGTTTCTTCAAAAGGCCTAAGGTGTTCAGTGAACTGGAGGGTTGAGGATGGACAAGTGCGGCAAGATGTTCGCACTGGTTCTTTGTGACGAACCTAAAGGACACATGGATCGACATTACAATTTTGATTTCAGAATTCTATGGCCTAACTACGAAGGTCCAGAACGACGCATGGGAAGGGAGAACCGTCGACAAGTAGACAAGTACGGAGCCGCAGTGAGCCGTGGTCGTCGGAGGGGAGATTATTAACGATGATCTCTTTCATTATCGGCGGTGGGATCACGGGACGTCTTGCGGGACAATTGTGGCCGGACGTTTTGGTGTTGGAGAAGCGGAGTGCAAAGCACTCGTCCGGTCTTACTAGATCATGGGGTACGAACTATCTCTGGAAACCATTGCCAGGAGATTCGTTTCGGCATCGACAGTTCCTAGTCATCACCACCGTAGACGGGCAACCAGCAACAGAAGCCTCCATCCTCGCCTATAAAGAAAAAATCGGGAAGGCAACAGAAGCGAGAGATGATTGGGGACTGCAATTTCGCCACGTGTCCGTTGGTTATGATCTCCTGTCCTACCCGACATGTCAAATGCTCGGTGGTTCCGAGATCTTTGATATTGACACGTACTCCAAAATCATTCGTTACACGTTTGGAACTTCGGTTCGACAACAAGCCTACGACGAACTCATTAGCACCATTCCATTACCGCAAATGATATCTAGATGCGCCGGTCAATGGGGCAGAGAGTATTTTCCTTCAAACCCGATCTTCGTCACCGTCCAGAAAGCGACTGGACTAGCAACGGAAGTCCGAGTCAATTACATTTCGGATCCGTCCGTACCTCACTATCGAGAATGCTATCGGGACGGAACGCATCAGCTAGAAAGTATCGTTCCCATCCCAGACTGTAAGACGATACTTTACCCAGGAAAAATCAACCGATCTTCTGTGTCTGCGGAATGTCTTGAGAAACTTCGTCAGGCCGGAATCTATTGTTTCGGTCGTTATGCAACTTGGGAACCGAATGAGCTCGTACACCAGACCTATGATAAACTTTTGGCATTCAAGGAGAGGAGAGAGTATGCCATCTGAACAGCATGAGACATGGAAGGACCAGTGTGATTTGATGCATAAAATTTGGAACGACCAAGAGCAGTTCAACTCGCTCGTCCGCCCGAAACCAATAACTCGAGAGGAACGGAACAAAGCCATTCAGTACCTCGTGCTCTGCACGCATTCGGAGCTCGATGAGTTGCTCCGTGCCATTGAATGGCGACAGCATCGACGTGTTCCGGTCCCGGAAGATCTTCCCAGATGCCGAGAGGAATTGATTGACATCTTCAAGTACTGGCTGTCAATGGCTCTTATCTTCGACATGAATCCGGACGTGCTCATCGAAGAATACTGGAAAAAAAGTGCGGTGGTCCGGCACCGATTCTCGGAAGAGTACATCAAGACTCTTGATCGGCCGACAGTTGTCATAGACGTGGACGAAGTGCTTTGCGACTTTTCTAACGGCATGCTCAGATGGCTCATGGATCATGCCAGACTTCCCGAGGCATCTTGCGCTAAGCTTCTGGACCGACGAAACTTCATTGACGCTTCTCAATTGGGAATTCCACAAAAGGACTGGGAGGAGCTGAAACATCAGTTCAGAACGTCCGGCGGTTTCGGACGGCTCATTCCCATGCCGGGTGCTTTTGATCTACTCAGTCGCTGCCGCAACGCGGGTTACAGTATTGTCCTCCTGACCAGCCGACCAATCGAGCGATACCCAAGTCTCTTCTCCCAGACGATCGACTGGTTAAACCGACATCAATTTCCCTACGATTTCATCTGGTGGTCGGATAGCAAAGCGAAAAAGCTTCTGGAGCGTGGCGTAATGCAGCATGTGGCTTTCGCTATCGATGATCATCTGAGATACATTCAGCAGTTCGACGAGGCTGGAATCAGAACCTACTGGTTTCGACCGAACCGGGATTGGGATCCAGGACCGTTTAATTTGCAGCACACAACGCGAGTGTCATCGCTGGCACAGATCCGTGTCCAGCCTGTTAACGGGGGTAAAGCATGATCAACGATAGCGGACATCGACCATGGGCTGACCACCGTGGCGAGACTCCAAGGAACGTGATCGTTCACGCGCCGGACAATCTTAAGGTGTCATTGGATGCCTGGGGACCGAAGGAGGTACTGGGTGGTCTCATGGGTGGTTATCTGCAAGCAAACTGGGGTGACGATCCCTGCGAATCTTCTTCTCCGTTGAATCCTCCAGCGGAGATCCGAGCCGCATTGCAATCTGAACTGGCAGCATTTGAAGGCAAGACACTTCCTCAGGTGCTGGAAGGTATCACTTTCTGGTTCACGATCGACGGTGTCACCAGGGCATGTACGCATCAGCTGGTTCGGACTCGATTCGCAGCGATTATGCAACATGGTGGTCGCGACAATGACTGGCGGCATCGGCCATGGGTAATGCCAGAGACCATTCATCGCGCCATTCTAGAATACGATACCGGTGTCAAGGATTCAGAGTACGAGAGTTGTCTCGAGAGTTTGGAACCATTGGACAATCTCGTGGAAAATTCTCCCTACGGCCATCTGGGTCGTACCATTGAAAATCATCTCGAGAAAACCAGGGAGATCTATGCGGCGTTGGTTGATGCTGGCATTCCCTGGCAGGACGCCCGACGATTGCTGCCCATTGGGACGGCAACGTACTTGCACGCAATCTACAACTACCAATCGCTGAAGGGTTTCCTTGCAAACCGTCTCGAACACATCATGGATTGGGAAATCAACTGTGTGGCCCAGTTGATGTTGCGTGAGATCCGGATGCAATGTCCGGCGATCATCTCTACGTCGCTCAAGAGCCATTCAGATGCCATGGGTAAAGCTGCATTTGCAGGCTTGGACTCTTGGCCTCCAGACCAGAAGTATCCAGTTGCTTATGAACCCAAGACGCGCATGCACAGTCCGGAACAAATGCCATTCTTCATTCTCTCCGAAGCAGCAATGAGCGGGGGTCCTGTTGAATGGATCAAGACGAACGGTGTTTATCCAGAGGATCTCCGGCCATGAAGAAATCGCCATTGAAAAGTAAACCGAGTTACGAATTGCCAACGGAGGATTCAACTCCACGTCCCTCACTGGGTGACTACAGCATCTTGCTGTTCGGGGAGAAGAAAATAGGCAAGACTACGATGACCGCTTGCTTTCCAAATTCTTACCACATGATGTTCGAGCCGGGAGGTAAGTCTCTCCGCATCCGAGCCAATACAATCAACCGATGGGATGAGGCGCGTGGTTATACTCGTAGTCTCCGGAAAGATGAACACTATCAGACTGTGGTGGTAGACACCACGGACCGAGCTTACAAACTTTGCGTTAAGTATGTCTGTGCGGATCTCGGTATCGACCACCCGTCTGACGGAAGTTACGGTAAGGGATGGGACGCATGTCGAGACGAATTCACCGACTGGGTCTATGATCTGCTGTCACTGGGGAAGGGTGTCATTTTCATTTCACATTCCACTGAGAAGGAGATCAAGAAGCGGTCTGGCGTCAAGTACGACAAGATCGTTTCCACTATGCCAAAACAAGCACATGAAGTTCTGGACGCGGTTGTTGATATCTGGGCTCACTACAGCTACGAAGGTAAGCGTCGGATTCTTCAGATACGCGGTGATGAACATGTTACCGCGGGGCATCGGCTAACCGATCACTTCAAAGGTCTGGATCAGATCGACATGGGCAAGTCACCGCAAGAAGCCTACAAGAATTTCTTGGACGCGTTCAATAACCGCTATCAGAAGGTAGCCTTGTTGAAGAGGAGAAAGGCATGAAATTAGATCCCAAGCTGAAGAAGAAACTCAGCACGGCAAAGAAACTCTGGATGAAAGCCAAGACCAGAGCGAGCGAGGACGTTCCATTCGGTGAGTACGAAGACGGTCGGTATATCGGTCGACTGGTCGGTGCGGAAATCGGAGAGTCGCAATCTTCGGGAAGGCTCCAGGTTACTTGGACCTGGAAATTCTTGGAGGGGGAGTACAAAGGTCAAACGGTTCGAGATTTCGACGGTCTTGAGACGGAAGACAACATGATGTGGTTCGGTAGAAAGATCGTGCGGCTCGGTGCCGAGATGCCAGATGACCTGGACGATCTGCCAGAAGTCTTGACCGATCTCGAGAAATCGAAACCGGTTGCTAGATTCAAACTTGCTACCAAGGGTGACTACCAAAACGTTTATCTCCAGCAGGTTCTCGACGAGGACGACCTGGAAGATACCGAAGAGGACGAGGACGACGAGAACACTGAAGAAGAATCGGATGACGACTCCGAAGAGGAAGAGGAAGAGGAAGAGGAAGAGGAGGAGGAAGAGGACGACGATGAAGAAGAGGAAGAAGAGGACGAAGAAGAAACTCCGGAGGAAGACGTCGAGCTCGAATCTGGAATGCGAGTAACCGCCACCATCAAGCGGAAGGAGCAAGTTGGAAACGTAATCAGTGTCAGCGAGGACGGTAAGAGCGCGCTGATCCGACTTGATGCTGGTGGGGCAAAAGTTCGAGTCCCCATTGATCATCTTGCGGTCCCGGACGAAGAAGACGACGAACCCAAGAGCAAGAAGACGTCCAAGGTCACCAAGCAGATCGGCAAAAAGAGCAAGAAAGCTAGCTAGCAATTTTTCAGGTTCCCCATGAGATGATCCATGGGGAACCTGTTCTCCCAGGAGGACGGATGCGTCACATTGAACAAGTTGCCTTCGCAGTGAAGGACATGGAAGCAGCAAAGGAATTCTGGTCGCAGGGAGAGAAACGAATTTGGCATGACGATCGAGTTGTATCCGATCTTTTGTTCTTCGATGCGGTACCGGAGATGGCCGGTTCTGCTTTCACCGTCGATCTGTCGTTCAATTATGATATCATGCCCGGAAAGGAATTCGAACTGTTGAAGATCCTCCAGGGTTATCCATACCATCGCTATGTTGCCATGGGCGCGGTGGACGTGGGACATGTTGGTTATCACATTAAGGACAACGACATGGGAGCCTTCATGGACGAGCTCAATCAGTGGATCCGAAACGGATACCGGATTGCGCATGTGTCCGTTACAAGGAGTCACTCGAACGATCGACGCGTGCGATACATATACGGTATCGTTGACACGATACAACAAACCGGTGTACTGACCAAGATCATTCAGAGACTTGAACTCGGATCAGACCATCTGAGTAAAGAAGTTGGCATCCGAACGTTTCAGTATCTGGGACTTGACTAATGAAAGTACAGGCTAAGCTTTTGAAACTTGCCGGATGCCCAGCCCCTCTGAATCTGGATCATCGACGACGGATGGGAGGTTCAACGCAGGAAGACTTCGAGACCTTGCTCGAAACGTTCGCCATGATCCGCGCTTATAAGATCGGAGAGTACGGGGATAGTCGGATCAGGTTTCACAAGGACGAAGAACTCGAAACGCTATGGTTTGCCTACGGAGACATCCATCGAAAGTACATCCGGCTCCGTAAGCAGTTCAGGGAGATGAAGGATCCGACAACGATCAACTCAGACCAGATGCTGGAGACACTTGCCGACCTAGGCAATTACGTGGTACAAGCAATCCAAATCATCATGATGGTTAAGGGAGAATTTGATGCGGACAGCACTGGTGACCGGAGTTAGTTCTGGACTGGGCATGCATATCAAGAACGATCTCCAAGAGATGGGCTGGAAGGTTTTCGGAACGACCCATCTGAGGGAATTTGAAAAGGAGGATGTGTTCGTTTACAATGCGTTCAACACCAACTACGACCAGAGCATTGATGGTCTCACTTCCTGGCTCTCACGCAAGCTAGACCCGGCAGGACTAGATCTTCTCGTGAACAATGCCGGTATCAATCGGCTCCAGAAGTTCAGCGATCTTACCGTCGAGGATCTCGAAGAGATCATGCGTGTCAATTTCATCACTCCCGTAATGTTGGTCAAGAATCTTTTCTCAATGCTCTGGGCTGCACGCGGTACTGTCTGCAACATCGTGAGTGATGCCTCGTACAAGCCAATGCGACATTCACTAGCTTACAACTGTTCCAAGGCGGCACTTGCTATGGCAACACGGCAAATGGCAAGAGAACTGACAAAGACATCTGACATCACTGTGTTCTCAATCAACCCGGGCAAAATGTCGAACACCGCGATGAGCAACCAGATTGACCAACGAGTTCGAGAGTTGCGAGGTTGGACGGCGGAACAAGCTTCAAATTACTTTGCCGCTTCGTCGGTGACGGGCAAGGAAGCTCATCCGCGTGAAGTGGCACTGTACGTAGCTGCGATCGTTTCGAACCCCGCAGTAAGAATGCTTTCAGGTGCGTGCATTGATCTGGTAGGCTGATGATCAAGATTCCAGACAACACCATTGTGATCGATACCGAGACGACCGGTTTGAATCCTTACCAGACTCGGTTGCGTATCCGACAATCTCTGGGTGGTGATGAACCATTTGCTATCTCCGCATGCACTACCAAAATGAAAACCTACTTCTGGAGAGGCTTGGTCAATCCCAAAACTAGGAAGGTGACTTGGCAAGACTCAGAGCTTGCCCAGGTCCATGAGTGGTGTGAAGATCCAGAGCAAGTAATCGGATTCCACAATGCACCGTTTGATCTCGAGATGCTGAAGATAATCGGGATTCAGGTTCGTGCAAAAACGATTCACGACACTCTCGTCATGGCTCACATTGCAAATCCAGCACAGCAGAATTTCGGACTGAAACCTTTGTCCACAAAGTTCCTGGGCATTGGAGT